CTCCACAAAGCCACCTAAATTTTCAGAGCGTTTATTAAAAACCGCCGCATATCCTGAAAGTTTATGAAGGCCATCTTCTTCACTTTGCCGGAGTTCTATTTCTTCAACTGGTATATAACGCCGTTCTAATTTCATAAAATCAACCCCTTAATTTTTGGCATTAAAAAAGCACCCTATAAGGTGCTAAAAAGATCATTATATTCGCGGATATTAACCGGGAACTATTTGGCAAACGCACCCCTGGTGGAGTGGCGGATGTTTAATGTTTCTATTTAATGTAAACCTGCCGTTGTCCCTATCTAAATTATCACCCGCCCCGAAAAAGGGTTGTTCTCTTCCAACTACCCTGCCGTCCATTTCCTCACACATCGGGCAGGTATCGGAACCTATCGCCGCCCATTTGAAACTCACTACCCCTGCCGCTATAAATACTGCCCGTGTTACCGCATTACTACACTGGACAGTTTCGTTCATCGCCACCTTGCCCGGTCTTTTTTCTTCCCATTCGTCTAATCTTTCCTCAACTTCCCCTGCCGGGTCTGCCGGGTCAATATCACGCTTCGCGGGTGCATCTCTTATTAACGCCTTAATTTGTCTTTCAGACGATATGATATATCTGGTTGCGAAGGTGTCTGTATAATCATCCATAAATTGTTTTAGTTCATCCGTCATACCGGGCTCCGCGCCAACCTCGCTTGACGCTTGTGCCTGTATCAATTCAGCAAACGTAGTAAATACCGGGGCCATTGTCCTCTTAATTCTCTCCGGCATTTTTTTATAATAATCATCCATCCAAGTTAAAAAATCCACGCTGTCGCCATCTTTTAATCTCTTTCTAACAGACCTGCGGATGTCTGCCGCTTCACCTTTGACTAACCGTGCGGCAGCATCATAAATAACAGGCTCAAATCTTTTAGCTAATATACTTCTATTAATCGCCGCAGTATTGGCCCGCTTTTCTGGTAAACTTCTTTCTTCCTCTTTTACTTCCGGTATTTCTTTTGCCTGGTCAAGCGGTATCATGTTCATCGGCACAAATCTCTGATCGCCTTCCGGCCCAATCGGGTTTCGGTTCTCATTTGCCAATATCTCATTAACAGAATACGCGCCTATCTGGAAGCCTTTATTGTAAGCCTCGAACCTGCTTTGAGTATCGCCCCGTAATAGACCATCAATTAAAAATTCGGCAAAATAAGTATCTTTGTCATTTTCTAAGAACAGTTTTTGCTTTATAGCCTGTTCCCACCTAACCAGCCAGGGCCTTATTGTATGAACAACAAAATCAATAGACTGGTGCTCAATATTACTAAAAGTCGCATGTGTTAAATCAGATAGCATGTGCAAGGGCACTCTGTAAATCCTTGATATTTCTTCGATCTGAAATTTTCTTGTCTGTAAAAATTGCGCATCACCGGGCGGTATGCCTATTTGTGTATATTTCATACCTTCTTCTAAAATAGCAATCCGGTGCTGGTTGTTTAATCCCTGGTGCATCTCATTCCACGATTTACGCAGGGATTCGCGACCTTCTTCCCGTAATTTCTGCGGGTGCTCTAAAACCCCGCCCGGCCTGGCCCCGTTCTTGAAAAATCTGCCCCCGAAATCCTCTGTAGCCATCGCCAAGCCAACCGCTTCACGCGCCATCCTGATCGGCGAATAACCGACAATGCCATCAAAACCTAATCCGGCAATATGTAATACTTTTTCCGAAGAAAATATTTTATCTGTTCCATCCGGCAGCCTGTAAACGTAAATCAGCCGCCCTTTTTCATACTTAATTTCTACCATCTTATCCGGTCGCAGGGGCCAAAGTTGTTCTACCTGCCCCCTGCCATTTATAACCTTTTCAGCATAAGCATTACCCCAGGTTGCAAGATGCCCCATCAATGTTTCCTTAAAATTAAAAGCTGTCATGTAAGGGTTAGGGGCATCATGTAAAATTTTATAAAGCGGGTGTTCAGGAGCACGGGTTTTGCCACCACCATCAACGCGCCGGTAAATTGGTAGGGGTAGCGATGCAATAGTTTCCGATAATATCCTTACACATGCTAAAACCGCCGTAGAGTTCAGGGCGGTCTTTTCAGTAACATTTACTCCTGCTTTTCCCGTGCCACCTTCGATTAAATAGTCCATGTATTCGTCAAATTTTCCTAAAGAAGAACGCCGCTCCATCCAGCGCGTCAATATAGGTATATTCATTTATTAAACCACCCCTTAAATAGATACCAACCCGCGCTCGTTATAAACCGATTCACCCTGGTATCTTATTGCCCTGTCAACACCCATTATCAGGGCGACAATTCCGTCAATACGTTTACCGCTTGTTCTTCTATCCGGTTTCACCGGCTTAATGTTACCGGCAGGATCTTGTTTTACTGTTACACAATCAGCCATCCACCTTAAAACAGGGTGTCCGCTGTGTCTGATCTTCTTTTCCAAAACCAGTTTCATTAGTTCTTGAGTGGGTGCGTTCATACTCGCATAACCCTGACCCATCGGAACCATCAAAAAACCGTCGTCCTCTAAGTCCTGGACTAACTTCGACGCGCCCCAACGGTCGTAAACTATTTCTTTAATATTGTAAATCTTATACAATTCATTAATCTTTTCCCGAATTGCCCCGTAATGAATGACATTACCTTCGGTGGTATAAATTCTATTTTCCCTCACCCAAACATCATAAGGAACTTTGTCCCGGTCGATCCTGTCTTTTAAGTTATCACTCGGTATCCAGAAAAACGGCAATATATCATAACCATCTTCATCATCCGGGAATACTAACACAAGAGCCGTAATGTCAGTTGTGCTTGAAAGGTCAAGCCCTGCAAAACAAGTTCTTTTTTGTAATTTCTCCGGCAATACAATCCCGGCAGTAGCATCCCAGGCCGCCAAGTCTAACCATCGTTCTTCTTGAGCCGTCCAGATATTCAAATATAATCTTTTAAAAGTGTTTTGGTAAGCCGGAACCTGTTTTGCTTTGTTCGCTTCCTGTCTTAAAAATTCTTTGTTTATACTAACACCAAGATTTGGGTTAGCGTCGTCCCAGACCTTCTCCGATTCCCAATCATCTTTATCGTCTGCGGCATAAATCACCCCATAAAAAGAGGGGTCTTTTATAACCCCGTCTTCGATCTGTTTTGCATAATCGTGGTATTCCCAACAAATAGAGTTCTGATCGTAACCCGCCGTAGTAAGGAAAATAGTCAAGGGTTGTTCCCTTGCACCCTGCGAAGTTATCAGGGTATCAACCAAATCCCGATTCGGTTGAGTGTGCAGTTCGTCAACGATAATACATGAAGCGTTATAACCGTGCGCCCCGCCTACATCAGCGGGTATCGCCCTGTAAAATGAATTAGTCTTGTAATTTACAATCCTTTTTTGCGAATCTATGATCCTGCATCTCTTTGCCAATGCCGGACTGGAACGGATCATCGAAGCAGCCTGGTTAAATACCAAACTGGCCTGTTCTCTGTCCGCCGCAGCAGAATATATTTCCGCCTCGTGATCATCTTGACTTTCCATAAATAACATATATAATGCCAACGCCGCCGCCCAGGTAGTCTTTCCGTTTTTGCGCGGTATTTCAATATAAACAGTTCTATATTGCCTTTTACCTTCCGGGGTTAATCTCCCAAAAACATCAAAAACAATTTTATCCTGCCAACCCTCTAATAAAAAGGGATGCCCCGCCCATTTGCTTTTTGTGTGAGTTAAATTCTTTTTTATGAATTGTATTGGGTGATGCCCATGACAATAAACATTTTCTCCGGATGGCATTGGTTTGATAGACCGTTTACAATCTTTAATAGCACATTGATTTTTGCTCAAAGTAATCACCTTCCGGTCGTTGCAACCTTGCCTGTAGATAAAACGGCCTTTTGGATCTACGCCGACGCATCATACCCATCGCATCTAAATGATATTTACCGGGCAATATGAACTGGTAGTTTTCTTTTGTGAATAGCCATTGAACCCAGATTGAACCATATTTATCTATGACATATCGGTATGTCATTTTCACCCTCCCATAAATATTTGATTACTTAAAAAAATACGGCATCATCCTTGTCTTCCATGCCCGGCAATACCATCCTGCCCC